CGTACCGATCCCTTTGTTTCTCGTACGAAGACAGTGCCTGTTCGATTCTGCGCTGGGCCTTGCGGCAGCGCAATAAAGTTCCGCAGGTAAGCAGCGCCAGTTGAATAGCGGTTGTCGTCGATGCGCCCGTACATGTTCGGCGAAATTTCGCCGCCTGAGAACGAACGATGGTAGTCGCGGGTACTCGCCATGATTTATCGCCCCGAAGTCCAAGGAACAACATGCTCGGGCTTGATGTTTCTTTGCAGTGAGTCAGATTCCTGCGCTTCCTTCAGATACGTCATCATCATCTGAAGGCAACGCTTTGCTTCTGTAGAGCCTGCTTCGCCCTTGATGACTGGCCCCGCAAGCATCGACGCAAGGTGCCACGCCAACGTCATCGTAAAGAGCGGGCTGAACATGTTGGTGTCGAGCACGTGCGCCGTGTATCGCAGCACAGCGTTCTCTTGATTCGTGTACAGAACCTGAGATCCATCCGCTTGAGTCTCGACCGCATATGGCTGCGGGATGTATCGACCCGTCTGAATCATCGGGCTGTAGTTGTGCGCGTATACGGGCGCGTCGGTCGGTACAAACTTGACTGAGTAGTCGTCCGCCACGTCGGGCGGGATTACGGCGATCAGATTGATCGCGTCGCTCGGAACAAGGTACGCAAACGACCATGTCGATGAATTGTTTGCGGCAAGCGCAATTGCAATTCGTCGCATCGAGAAGTTCCAAAGGTGCATTTCAAGCAGCGTGTCCCGCGCAATCGGATAGAACCGATGGCAATGGTCTGCCTGAGCCGAACCTTCGGGAGGATCAATGCTCGACAGCGATGCCGTATCGCCAAGGTAGGCGAGCGCAAGATTGCAGATATCAACTTCGGATGCCATTGTTCCTCCATTGCAGCAGGGGGCGAGCCGTTGTTACGACTCGCCCCCTCCTGATTTGCCTCGGATGTGATCACTCTTCGTCGGAAGCGTTGTCCCGTTGCTTGCGCTTTGCCTTCGGAGATTCCTCCTCGACGGCGTGCAGAATGGTGTCGGGGATGCCGTTGTACTCAAAGACTTCGCCTTCCTCGCGGATGGTGTTGCCGATATAGCACTTGGCTGTGGCGCGTACCTTCATTGAGAGATCCTCCTTGGATTAAGTGACCGTGAAACCCGAACCGTAGAACTTCTTGCTGTCCGAGATGTCGGTGACAACATCAGCAAAGATCGTGGGCGAACCCACCCACGCCGTTGCGTTGTTTGTGTAGCGAACTCCGAGGTATCGGGCGCCAACAGATCCCATTTGCGGGTTGATGCGCGTTACAAATTGCTGCCCTGAAACCAAGCCAGTGTATGGAATTGCGGTTGTCCCAAGCACGGTGATGGTGCCCGCGCCGTCAGTTGCGCTTGTCGAAATTGTGACTTCCGCAGTCGTCACTGCACCCGCCGCACCAGTTGCCAAGGTGCCGATGGTGAAGACAACGTAGAGATCCTCGCCTTCGCCGATGTCGCGATTCTGCGAGGTGGTCGTACCACCCGATACGTTGGTGCTAGAAGCAAGGTCTACGACGTTCGTCGAGTACCACACTGTGGTAAGGGCAATTGTGTGCGCCTGCCCTGCGGTTGCGGTGCCTGAAAGGCGAAGAAGTGCGTCAGAAATCATGTGTGTATTCCCTTTCGTCGTTTAGGAAACGACTGCTTCAGTGTTGAGGATGGCATCGACGCGACGGAGAGGCACGCCAAGGAACGATAGCCACGAGTATGGCATTCCGAACTGCGACAGACCTTCGTTGACCTTGAGAACGTACTGGCTCTTGTCGAGAGCCATGATGCTCAGTCCGCTGTGGACTGTGCGGTTCATGTAGAAACACGCCTTGCCCATGCTCATGTTTGGAACACGGTAGAGAGCGCGCGCCATCAACTTGATGAGCGCGGTGCTTGCGGTGGACGCCTGTCCACCCGACTGAGCAAGCAGAAGGCTTGGCTCAATGTTGCAGATACGGACGACGTAGCGCCAATCCTTGACGACAAGCCCGTTCTTCCACTGATATCGGGTTGCGTACGCCTGAAGACGAGTGCCGTCCGAGTTGTACACAGTCTGCTCGCCGAGATCCTCGTGAATCAGACCTGCCTTGCTTCCCTTCGGGAACGGGCAGTACACGGTGTTGTCGCCCCACACGCAGAGGTAGACCGAAGTCTGCGACGTAGCAGTGCTACCGCCTGCGCTGAGAACGTTCTGCGAGTTGCCTGCGCCCGTCAACGCTGAGTAGCGCGTTGCAAGACCGAGGAACTGCTTTGCGTCAGTGGCAGGGTTGCCGTAGAACATCGTGTTTGCTTGAGTCTGATTCATTGCCTCAAGGAACGCGGTGTCCTCGGACAAGCGGAACTGAGCGGTGTTGCCGTTCAGCATCGCAAGATCCTTGTCCACCTCAGATCGGGCCTCAAGGATGCCGCAAGCCTCATCGACCTGAGCGGTCGTGCTCTTGCTGCTCGGGATACCCTGATTGAGCGCGCGCCAGTACACGGTCGGAAGACCCGTGCGAATGACGACTCGCTCGCCCGTTGGAAGGTTGCCCTCCTTGAAGACAGCGTCCTCAAGGATTTCGTTGGACTGAGAAAGAAGTTCAGCGACGATTGGAATGCGACCATCGGGATCGCAACGCTTCGCCCAATCGGCGAGCGTCAGATTATTGGTTGAAAGTGGGGTTGCCATGTGCCTTAAATCCTTGTACTAGGTGTGAAATCAAGTGTTGTACATTGCCGCTGCCTGCGAATTGAAGTCGCGCGGAGCACCCTTTGATGGGGTTGAACCGTTTGACGATCCGACGAAGCGGTCTTCTGAAATGGACTGTCCTGCTCGAAACATGAACCGAACAAGTTCGGGATGGTTTCCAAGACCTGACTCGTTAAGCAGTGTGCGCAATTCAGGGGTGCCGAACGAGTCCAGCGCCCTCTTTGCGGTTACAAGGTTTTCGTTGAGTTTGTCACCACCGAACTCCTTGTCTGACCGCGACGACTCCGTCCACTGAGAACGGATAGCCTCCAGTTGTGCAGCCTGACGTTCCGCCATCTTTGGCGCAACGCGGTCGAGCACCTTCTGCGCAGATTCCTGCGATAGGTTGAGTTCCTTGGCAACTTCCGAGAATGATCCAATCACCTCGGCGTCGAATTGTCGCCCTTCAGGGGCTTTAAACTCGTACTTCTCAGGAGCGTTGTTTGACGTCTCCGTCTTGTTGCCATCGGACTCCGCATTGCGTGCGGCATCTGCCGACGCCTGCGTCTGATCGCCTGAACCCTTCTGCTGATTGCCGTACAACGCCTCAGCCGTCGCTGCGGGGATGCCCGACATTGGACTAGATGGGTTGCCGCTTGTTGTTGTCGCGGCGTCACTCATCGTTGTTTGTTCGTTCATTCATCGATTCCTTTATCATCAAGGGGTATTGTTCTGAGCAGAGCGCGTGCACCATCGCCATCAGTCGAAGCCCGTAGTTCCTGTTCCCTTCAGCAAACGCCATCTGCATGGAGTTCGTGTTGAAGGTTGAGCGGAACACGCCTGCTTGATCTAAGAGTCGCCACACAATGCGACGACCACGCTTGTTTGCCATCAGCCATTTGACATCAGACTCCTCTGCCTCACGCAACAACCGCAACTGCATGTCCTTGTCGGACTTGCCGCGTTCCTGCGCTTTAAGGTCAAGAGGGTCGTAGTTGCTCATTCAACCGTTACGTCGTAGTAGTTCAAAGTGATCCACAGATCAGCAACTGGTGACGCCACAAAGTTTGCAATCAAGGTCGCCGTCAGCGTTGTGTCTGCTGTTGCGTAGTTCACAGACGTAATAGTTGTAGTTGTGTTTGCACTCGTTCCATGACCGCTCATTGCTCCTGTGGTGGTGACAACTTGCGTCGGGCCGTTTGCCCGAATGACCTTGCTGAGCATCAAGCAGCCCGTGCCGCTAAATGTTTGGGTGTAAATAGTGCCGCCCGCGTAAGTCACCGTAAACGTTCCAACTGCTCCTGATGGGTTGGAAACAAGGAAGTTGCTTTCCAATCGACCCGTGCGCGTCAGTGTTCCCGCAGGGATAGTGACGGTAGCAAGCGTCGCCGTGCCGCCTGAGCCCGCGCTTCCTTGACAGACCACAGCAAGCGCAGTTCCATAGAAACTTGCTGCGGTGTGCGTTCCTGATCCTGCAAGCGTAAACACAATCGGCGTGCCGCCCGCGGTTGCAGAGATCTGCAAGGTGTTTGCATCAACAACTTTCACCACGTAGTAAGTTGTGGCAAGTGCAAGCGAGGCAGGAAGCGTTCCTGTGGTCGTGAATCGGATTGCATCTCCGACCAGTAGACCGTGTGCAGTCCGTGTCAACGACGTTGACACGGGGTACATCGTGAACGTGCCCGAGCCATCATCGCCTGTGACAGTAGTCTGATAGACCTCGGGGCCGCCCGCACTTGTCGAGATCGTAAACCGATCCGACGCAGTTCCTGCCGTGAGATGTTGAATCACCCTGCTGACGTAGTAGGTCGTTGTAGCGGCAAGCGGCGACGGGAACGATGTTCCTGCCGTGAACTGCATTGCATCGCCGACGGAAAGCCCGTGCGAAGCCTTGATGACAGTCATCGGCGCGCCGTTTGTCGGCGAAGCGGTGACCTGACCCGAGATCTTATTGTCGGCGCCGAACGTTACAACGCTGCCCGCGCTTCCCATAGTTGCCGTGCCACTGCTGTACCGCACGTTCACGGTAATCTTTGCAGTGGTATCGATTGCGGTAATCACGGCAGGGGCTGCTGTTCCTCCTGTCCATGTCAGGTACACCGACCTACCAACAGCAAGACCCGACGTCAAGCCATGCACGTTTGTAGTGACAATGCGCAGTAAGCCCGCACTTGTTTCCCACGTCACTGCTCCCGTCAATGACGGAAAGGTCAAAGTCAGTGGTTCAGTTGAATTGAATCCAAGCGGGTACAACCGTTGCACGCCCGTTGAACTTACAACGCCCGCAATGATGTTCGATGAGTCGTCAACGAGGAAAGGGCTGTTCTGTGCAAATGATTTCATGTTGTTTGCTCAATAGAGGGCGGTCAGAAGAGTTGCCGTAGTGCCAGTAGCGTTGACGCGAGTTGCACGGATCGGAAGAAGTGTCCCTGCGGCAATGCCCGAGAACAAAACTACGTCGCCGTTTGACATGACTGCCGTAACGGTGCCCGCTCCTCCAACCCAAATTGCCCTGCACATCGCAGGCATGCTGACAGTGTCACTCGGCGCATGAGCAACAGCAAACGAGTAACTGTTAATCGTGTCGGACGCGGTAAAGCCTGTCGGGAGTGCCATCGTTTGTTCCTTAGGAAAGTCGGGTCAACTTGTACAGCGCGCTTGACAACAAAGAAGAGATGTTGTCCACCTCGTTCTGAATGTGAGATTCGGTGCCCATCGCAGTGCGAGCAGTTTCAATGTACTCGTACAGCGCACGCACCTCCGCAACGCAATCGGGGTTCATCGTCACGGTTCCGCCCTTGAACATAAGCGGAGTACCCGTGCAACCAATGTACGACTCGGCAAGAGAATCGACCGCCTCAGTCAAATCTTCGTACACGCCGAGCGCGGTGTGCTTCGCGAACGATCCCGCGCCCGTCACCATCAAGTGATGCATGTGAATCGCAGTAGCACCGTTCAACAAGCGCGCAATAAACTCGCTCGCAGCGCCCGCGTCGCCCTTGTCGGAATCGTAGAGCAGAGAAGCCATAGGTGATTTCGATGCAACTACTGACATTTCAAATCTCCGTTGCTGATGGTGATCCGTAACCCGAGAACTGATTCATAATGTCGGACAGAGCGTTCGGTTGCCCTGCTCCTGTCGGAGCCTGCGCAAGATTCTTGACCGTCTGCGAAGTTTGCTGCATTGCCGCAGCCTGAGCCTGAGCAGCCTGAGCCTGCGCCCGCGCAGTACGGATCAATGCAACCTGCTTGCCGCCGATGATCAGGTTCGGATCAACTCCAAGCATGTCGCTGTAAGCGTCAGCCCACTGATCAGAATCGAACTTGTCGAGCACGTCAGGCTTGAACTGCGCGACCGCACCGATCGAACCAACAAACCGATCAATGCCGTTGGTGCCAATTGCGCGCTGCGCCTGCGCCAACATGCTCACAAACTCGATCGACAGATCCATTCCCTGCAACTCTTCAGGTGCAGGCGGCAAAATGCCTGCCTCAACCATGTGTTGAAAGGTGATGTCCACGAGCGGCTCAAGCAATTCGTTGTGGATACGCTCAATGACAGGGCCGAGCATCAGCAACTTCTCCTCGTGACGCTCTGCAACCTCAGTCGCAGTCATTCGAGTATCAGTCGCATTCGCAAGCAGCAAGAACAAGTCAGCGTAGAACGCACCGCGCACACGGTCGCGGCAATCCTGAATGTCCATCAGCAAGTGCTCAAGGTTCAAGTTCACATCGAACGCAGTGCGGATAGGCGCCGTAGCGCCATCAACAAAGGTGATACCCCCAGGAAGTGTGTCGATGTCGCGGTTCTTGTACGCGGTCGGCACTTGCAGAGGCGGCTTCGTTTGATAGTCGATGACCTGAGCCTTGCGCAACTGCTCGTGCTGCAACTGCTTGACATCGCCCAGTGCTTCCATCCCAGGACTGTTGCCGTAGATGTCGCCACCCGCAACAGCCCAACGCGGAACAACGCAAGGGAACTGCTTGTATCCCGACTCGCGAAGGAACTTGTTCTGATCGCCGCCGACCTCGAAGTACCAAGATCCCCACGGCATGTTCTTGCTGTCGCGCTTCTTGATGTCTCGATCGGCCCGCGGCTCAATCGCGTGAATGATCGGGATCCACTTGTCAAGCGTGCCGCGGTCGTACATGTGCTTGACCGTAGTCGAGCAGTTCTCGTAGCCAAACTCCTTCACAATCTCACCGACAGTCTTCTCGAACTCTCGGTACAGCGTGCAAACTCTACCCTGATAGTCGTGCGCGATGCAATATTCGCCCGTCACCACAGGGTAGTGATGAACCAAGTTCTTGTGATCAGGCAGCACGATCGAAGCCGCAGTGCCGAAACAACCGAGTTCCTCGTACATCTGATGAAGCGTGCGGTACGTGTTCGACTTCGCAAACACCATCAGCATGCGCTTCGTGACGTCGTCAAGCCACACCTTCACAGGCTGATACTTGTTCAGATCAGGGTCGCCCGTCGCAAGACGAAACCACGGACGAGCAGGACTCGTTGCACCCGCCATCATGCCCGCGCCGAGCGTGCGAAGCGATCGAGTGCCCGTGTTGTCGTAAATGCTGTTGTGCCGACGCCATCCCTTGTCTCGATCCTGTCGGAAGAACCGACCGTTGCGAGGCAGAAGGAAAGTCGTCAGTTCCTGATAGTGAGCCCACCACGTAGCGCGCTCAGTCTTCAAATGACCCCAGCGCGTAAACAACTGATCGCGCCGCGGGGCACCTTCGTACGATTGTGCGTCGCTCGGGTGTTGACTCATGGAGCCGATCCTGTCAGCAACGAGGAACTAACAGGCTTCTGCAATTGACGATTGCCGTACAGCATCTCACTAAGTGCATTCAGGCGATCCATTGCGTTTGCCTGCTGTTCCTTGAACGGGCTCTTGCCCTGCATGATCAACGGCTTTGCATGATCAATTGCCTTCTGCACTATCGGCTGCGGAAGAACAGCGGGATTTTCTTGTTCACTGTTCCGAAGCACCGCGCTGATCTCGTCCTTTGTGAGAGTCGGAACAAGCGTCGGGATATCAATCTGCTTACCGTCAATATCAACGCCGATCGAATATTCGCTTACGTCGTCGCCGTTTCGGTTCTTCTTTAGTCCGAGCCATCCCTTGCCCTTGAGACGGGATTCAGTTTGCGTCGATTTGTCGTCGTAGGACGGCATCGGCCGAAAATTGCTCGGGTATTGACTCATTTAGGAACCCAACATCGTTGTCTTGCCAAGTGCGCCTGCCGAAGGACTTCCACGAGCACCCGTCAGCATCGTGCTCGCAACACCCTGCTTCGATGCCTTCTCCATGATCGACGCAATATCAGGCTCCTTGCGGTTCGCCATGTTCTGCGCCTCTTCAGCAGAACGCTGCTGAGATCGAGCACGGTTCGCCGCGTCGTTCTGCGCACTCTTCTGCGCATCAAGCGAGTTCTTTGCGTTCGACTTCTGTGCCTGACCCTGATAGATCGAAACACCAAGTCCCGCCGCTGCTACTCCTGCGCCAATTGCGAGTGCGACTCCTGACATGAGCATGCTCCTGTGTTAATCACAATATGCGCATCGCTGCGCCTGCTGATAAGCGACTCGGGCTCGTCGGTGAATTGACGCTCGGCTTCTTCAACCGAACAAGCGGTCGAAGGCGTAATCATCGTAACACGCGTTCGATCCACGGCATAGAACATCTGCTTCCGATTCTTCTCCCCTGCGAGAACGTAGTACCCGTCCAGTTCTACCGAATCCCCGCCCGCGGTCAGCGTGCCCCGACCGTCGATGATCACAATCGTCGGCACAATCACATGCACCCCAATCACAAGCGTGCCCGCAGGCACCTCGATCGTCCGAGCGTACATGCCGCCGTGCAGCACATGGTGCACAGGCATCTCGACCTGCGGAAGGTGCGCATACTCGCGCTGCAACGCGTACAACTCCGCCTTCACACTCTCCGAAGTCGAAAGCGTGCACAGACTCGGCTCGTCAGTCATCCAAGCATCCTCATGTAGGTCGTGCTCGTGCCGCGGAACCCGAGCAGTTCATACAGCCGACCAAGCCGCGACCCGATCGGCGCCGTCGCAATCAGGCACACGGAACCCAAAGACACCGCCGCCGACTCCGCAGAACGCACAAGCCGACAGCCCGCCGAGCCCCGATGACGCGGCAGGATGTACGCACTCTCGACAATCGTGACCCGCTGCCCGTAGTGCGGGTTGATCGTCGTGATCAGGATCGCAAAGCCCACAAGCACCCCGCCCGAGTCAACGCGCAGGATCGTCGAAACGCCCGCGGCCTCCAGTCGCTCGTAGTGCTGCCGCTGCGGGTTCGGCGTCGGCATACCCTCGTAGCCGCCCTCGTAGCCGTAGGATCCCGAGACATGCTCCCACTCGGGATCGTCCCACAGTTCAGCGATCGGGCAGATGTTGATCGTCGTGCTCATTCGCGCACCTTCGCGTACGGATCGTATTCGTCGCGCTCCGATGTGCGCGTGATGCGTGCCGTTTCGATCGGCGTCCGCTTGCGCACGGGATACGCGAAGGTCAACGCCAACGCGTCGGCGAGGTCGGGCGATGCGCCGCCCTGAAGCCGTTTCTTGATTTCATCCTTCGACTCCAACGCCTTCCGCCCCGCAGGATCGAACCAGTAGACGGGCGTGCTCAGTTCCGTCTTGAGCCCCACATCGTTCGGGATCGCGCCGCCCGACATGATCCACTCGCGCATCAGCCACCACATCTCGGTGCGACGGTTGACGAACTGCTCGGGCAGCATCGGACGCCCGCCGAACGGCACTTCGACCACATCGTAGTCCAGTTGCCGCAGCCGATCGATGACGCCCGCGCCCGCGCCCGCATCGCAGAACACGGCATCAGGCGAATGCTGCTCGATCAGGTTCGCGCAGCGCGCAGCGACTTCCATGTTGTCAAGCCCGCGCCACACGGTCGGCGTGTACGCCTGCAACCCGCGCCGCATGATTAGCACGCTGCGATCGCCGCCGAACCGCGCAGGGTCGATGCCGATGATCAGCGGGGCGTCGGCGACGTCGCGCTCCGTGTACACGCGCCGCGCCGCATTCTCCGCGTCGGTCAGCCCGATCAACTGATCGTCGCCCGCCGCGGCGAAGTCGCACAGATACTCCCTCGCGAAAGCCTGTTCGGGCATGTCGCGCCGCAGGCGCTGCACCTCGTCGGCGTCGATCGCCTGCGTATCGTAGACGGTGTAGCGCGCCGCCTTCCAATCGGGCAGCGCGGCGGCTCGCGCGAACAACTCCGAGAAGAGGTTGACGCCGTTCGGCGTGCCGATGAACATCGCCCACCCACGGCGGTCGGACAGCGCGGGCTGAACGATTTCCTGCCACACCTCGGGCTTGATCTGCGCCACCTCGTCGATCACGCAGCCGTCCAGTCGCACGCCGCGCATGGCGTCGGGGTTGTCGGCGCCGATCAGGCGGATGGTCGCGCCGTTGTGCCGCATCGCAACGACGAGGTCGGCTTCGTTGTATGTGACGGCGCCCGCGACTTCGAGCGGGCGCAGGCGATGCTTGAGCCGAGCCCATGCGATTGCCTTCGCCTGCCTTTGCAAGGGCGCGATGTAGGTGAACAGGCCGAGCGGCAGCGCGCAGCGAAGGGCTTTGTCGATCAGTTCCATGAGCGCCAGTTCCGTCTTGCCTGCGCGACGGTGCAGTGCTAACACCGTGAACCGAGCACGCGTGCGGTGGCATTCGCGCTGCCATTCGCGCGGCGCGTAGTCGAGCGTGATAGGCGCCGAAGCGCTCACGCGTCAGGCACGCCCGTTAGCACGGTAATGGCGACGCCGCCAGCATGATCGAGCGCCACACGGTCGCCGTACAGTTTCGGCAGCACCTTCGAGAGCAGCCACTTTCGACTATCCACGCGCAACCGTTGATGCTGCACCGCCGCGCCGTCGATGCGACCATCGGGCGCCACTGGCGGCAGTTCATCGCCGATCGCGAGCACCTCGTCGGCCCAACGCTCCGCGAGCATGTGCCGAGCGCGCGTGTAGTGAGCGGCAAACCCGTCCCTATCATCAATCACCCATTCTCTCACAGTGCTCGCAGGCGGCATTCCCTCATCTCGGCAGATGGAGAGCAGGGAAGCGCCCTCAGCCATCCGACGGCATACCTCGGCTGCCACGGCATGATCGAATGTGACAGGGCGCCCGCGTGCTCGGGTAACTAGGTGCTGCGGTGGTGATTTCTTGCGTGGCATGGTGTTGGTTTCCGTTGGAACTTCCCACTATTTCCGAGACTGCCACCCTCGGGCTTCGGCTGCTGCTTCGGGTGTCGCGTGTGTGCCTGCGGCAACATCTAGGGCACAGACGAGCGTGCGTGCCTCGTCACGCTCTCCGAGGATCCTGCGAGCCCTGCGCTCAGCGTCTGCCTGCGCAGCCTGTGCGGCGATCGTAGCGGCTCGGGCTGCGGCTGCTGCTGTGCGTGTGCTCATAGGGGGCGTCGGCTTTCCCGTTCGCGCAGGGGCGTGGGGAATCCGCGCGTCTGTACGGATTCGATTTCTCGGGCGCCTGCTTCGGAGTCTGCTACGGGCGTGCCTGAGCCTACCCATATGCGAGAGGCGCCGCGCGCGCGCAGTGCGTCGCGGAGTGAATCATGCGCGCTGCTATGTTCGCGGTGTGATCGTGTGATGGCTGCGGCGCGCACGACGCCGAGGGTGGGATGGATGCCGACGGCTCGGGTGATCAGGGTCATGGTCGTGATGTGAGGGGTACGGCTCGGGCGACTAGAACTAGGTCGAGCCCTGCGAGTCGGGCGATGTCGATCGCGAGGGCGAGTGAGGGCATCCGCTGCCCTGTGACGGTGTCGGGCGCGGCAAGCAGGCACTCGCAGGTATGCGATGCGCAGACCTCGGCAGCGTGCGCGGCGCGGGTGAGCGCGTAACGGCTCACGCCGTGCTCGGCAAGGTGTGCGGTGACGGCGCCTTTCCAGTCGGCGGCGTCGGTGATGGGGTAGGCGTGTTCGGTCAGCATTTGGGTGTTCCTAGTGTAGGTGAACTGGCGTGAGTGTAAAGCGAAACCGCCCCGAAATTGTCGGGGCGGTTCGGGTCGCGTCGCGACCTATCCGAGCGGCAGAATGTAGGTGCCGTGTGCTCGGGTTAAATTGGGCGGTCGCCACGGGCTGCGAGGGTGGGCGCGCAGAACTCGCGCACTTCCTCAATGCTGCACGCGCTGTCGCAATGCCCTGCGTTTGCGCGCAGCGCTTCGGTGAGCAGGTCGAGCAGCGCTGACTTCGAGAGGCGCGCGAGCGCCTCGGTGTCGGGGGATCCGCAGTAGAGGGACGGTTTTTTGTTGGCGGGTAGGTACATGGTCGGGTCAGTCGATGTAAATGTGAACGATGATGGTCAGGGCGGACAGGATGAGAAGCACTAGGGCAAGGTCGAGCATGGTTGGCATGGTGGGGTTCCTTTCAGGCGATGGCGAGTGCGGCGCGGTAGGCGATGGCTTTGCAGCCTGCGAGCGCGGAGGCGAGGCTGTGCAGTTTGAATCCGCCGCGTTCATCGCCTGCGCGGATCGCGACAGGCGAGCCCGAGCCGAGCGCGGGCAGCCATGTGTAGCCAATGGTGCGCTTGTTGACGATGCGCGGGCGGATGACGCCGATCTGCGCGCCGTTGGCGGTGACGGTGTACTCGGCGGCGGTCTTGACAATTTGGAATGTTTCAGGGGTGAGCATGGTGGGACTCTATCCCCTCTATCGGTAGGATGCAAGGGGCTCGGGTGAGAATCTCGAAAAAAAGAAACGGGCAGGGGGTGAGCCTGCCCGTGGTTTCCGTTGGAACTGGCGCGAATTTAGTGCAGCCATTCAAACTCTGCCGAGCGGTCAACCTCGAAGTCGGCGGGCTCGGCGGCGTAGGCTGCGTGCGCCTCGGCGACGCGTGCCGAGCGGCTAGCCGCGGCGATGGCTGCGAGGCGCAGCGCCGCCGCGTCGGGCGATCCTGCGTCCTCGGCGTCCGTGGCAAGGCGCTCGGCGTCCTCGGCGTCACGCTCGGCACTGGCGGGCGTTTCGGCGGCGTGCTCGGCTGCGTGCGCGTCGCGCACGGCGCAGGCGGCGCCGAATGCCGCGCGGAACGCGTCGCCCGAGGCGGTCATGGCGTCATCGAATGTTTGGCGGGCGGCGGCGAATGCCGCGTCACGGGTGGCGTACGCGGCGCGCTGCGCATCGTCGCGCACGGCGTACGCGATGTCGATCATCGCGGAGACGCGTATGGGCGCGGCGGCGCACGCGACTGCCGCGGTGTATGCGGCATCGTAGTTGGCGTCGCGCTCGGCGCGAGTGCGCGCAGGCTCGGCGACGGGCGCAGGCGCGGCGACGGGCGCAGGCTCGGCGACTGGCGCAGGCGCTGCAACTGACGCAGGCGCGGCGTCGGCGGCGCGCTGCGCCTTGACCGCGGCGCGGTTGGCTGCGAGGCGCGCACGGTGCGCCTCGCGCGCCTCGGCAACCTCCGCAGCCCACGCAGCAGCGCGGACTGCCCTAGCGGGGTCGGCAGCAAGTTCCGCAGCCTCGGCGGCGATGCGCGCAGTGCGCTCGACAACACTGCGCGCATCCTGCGCGGCGCGCTGCGCGCGCTTCGCGACGGCGGCAGGCGTGGCGGCGTCGATGGCGGCGGCGGCGGTGGCTTCGGCGTGTGCGAGCGGGCACAGCGTGATCGTGAGCCCGTCAATGTCGAGCACGAGCGCGCGGCAGGCGACCCCCGCCCAGTTGACTGGGCTCGCGTTGATCTCGGCGGCAACCTTGGCAAGGCTGCCGCGCTTGGCGGTGCACGATTCAAAGTAGACGCGTCCGCCGCTGCCGATCAGGATCAGCGCCTGCGTGTACTGGCGGGCGAATCCGACTACGCGCTTGGCGACAATCTTGCCGTCGATCGTCAGGCAAATGGTCTTCTTGGCAGGGTTCTTGACGGTGAGGGCGGCGGTTGGGTTCATGGTTCTACTCCGATTCGGGGGGGTCTGATTCGCAACCGACACGGCTGCGACACGGGGACTCTACCCTGCGTCCGCGCAGGATGCAAGCGGCTTGCATGGAAATCTAGAAAAAAAGAAACGGGCGAGGCGCAAGCCCCGCCCGTCTGATCATCGCACCGTGCAGGTGCCGTCCTCATTCTCCGATACGTCCTCGGTCGCGCCGAGCCCGCGCGCCGCAGCCTGCAACACATCCCAACACGGATGCTCTCCGTGGTCAAAGAACCCCGCGCCGTGCCCGTTGCGGCTGAGAAACAAATCGTGCCCCGCGCCCGTGGGGGTGTATTGCGGGTGAGACTCGAACGCAGCGCGCAGGGCGTCGCCGTGCGCTTCAACGAACCCCTCGCATGCGGCGCGCGCGTCGGTCAGCGTGTCGGCGCAGCAATTGCTGCGCTCGTATCCGATTTGAAACAGCGACTGGTCGGCGCTTTCATCCTCGGACAGTGGCACGCTAACCCACAGCGCGCAGTCAAGGTAGCCCTCGACCATGTCCGACAACGCCGCCGCCGCCGCCTCGGCGCAGGCGTCCGCGTGCGCTTCGTCGGCGACTGGCGCGGCGACGGTCGGCCTTTCGTTGGGAATTCGCGCGTCTGCGCGCTCGCGGTCAGCGACGGAATGCGCGGCATAGATCGCCGCCAGTGCGGCGGCGTAGGCTGCGTCGGCAGCGGCGAGTCGATCCTCGTCAATGTCCGCCTCGGCACGGGCGCGACGGTGCGCAGCGCGCGCGGCGACCCGCTCGGATTGCAGGCGCTCAGAGTGGTCTGCGTCGGGGTAGCCGACCTCCGAGACAACGGGCGCGGAGCCGACGCCGAGCACGGCGCGCATCGTCCATTTATTGCGAAGATGGTCGCTGCCGTAGTCCATCTCGATTGACACCACATGCAACCCGCGCGGCGCGGCTGCGGCGGCGAGGATCGCCGCGGCTTCGGCTTCGGCGCGGTTGGGGCGAGTGCTACCGCTGTAGCCGAGCGCCGCGAGGCGCCCGTTGACTCGCAACTGGAGCCGATCGCTGTGAGCGGTGCGGACATAAGCGACGGACATGGTGGTGGTGGTGGTGCGTGACATGGGATCTACTCCGTGTGAGGTGCTGAGCGCAGACCGCGCGGCCTGCTCGATACATCGTACCCTCCGCTTGCGCAGGGTGCAAGTGGATAGTTCAACATTCTGAAAAAACAAAGGGCACGGCGTCAGCCGTGCCCGTCGTGATCTAGTCCTGCTCGATCGGCATCCCCAACATCCACACGGGGATACTGTCGAGCCCCTCGATATCCTCGCGCTGCTCGCGCTCGGCGCGATCGAGCGCCACCATCTGCGCGTCCAGTTGCTGCGCCACGGCGCCGAGTAGCGCATCCTCGCGCAGGTACTCGCGCACCACTGCCGCAGCGCCGCGGCGCTCGGCGACGGCTACGCGCTCCTCGATATCTCGGCGCCGAGCGCCAATGGCGTAGGCAAGGGCGTTTGCCGAGCCGTCGGATACGGATACGGTGATGGTGGCGCTCATCGTGACGCCTCACAAACTTCGCGCGCCTCGGCGCACAGTTCAGCGCGCACGGCGCGCGGCAGCGCGCTGATAGCGTCGTGGTTGTAGGAGCAGTCGTCGTCGTCGCCGTCGCCGATGATGGTCAGTTCGACGATATGCATGCGCTCGATTACCTCCGTATCCTCTGACCATTCGACGGCGCCGCCGCCGCATTCGTGCTCGATCGTGCCATCGATCAAATCGGCCTCCCAGTCAATGTCGAGCAGGGCGCCCGAGCCGAAATGGGCAACCAGTGCGGGGTGGTAGTTCGCCGTGGCAGTTACTTGAATATTTCCGTGATTGTTCATAGGGGTTCTCCTGTTCAGAATGTGACGGATTCAGAAACGATGCGCTCGGCGCTGAGTGTGAATGTCCAAGTGCTGCGCTTGCCTTTGATTTCACCGCTGCCGTAGACAGGGACATGGCAGCACCCGAGCACATGCAACCCGCGCTCGGCGGCAAACTTTTCCGCCTCGGCGTGCGCCTGACCTGAGGCAGACATGGCGAAATCGCGCCCGCGCAGTCGCACGGTGCGCGAATCGGTCTGAGTGTGCACGAGGCGGGCGCGCGAATTGCCCGAAAGATATGAAACGGTCAGGATCGAGGTCGCAAGCATGGGATCTACTCCGTAAGGTTGAATCTGAATCGAGCACGCGCCCGATGTGGTGACTGTATCCCCCGTATCGGTAGGATGCAAGGGCTTTGCTAAATCAATCTACAAAAAATTTGCGCCCTCGGCTTCGGCGAGGGCTGCGAGCATGGCGGCGTGCGCCTCGTCATCAATCAGCGCCATATGCGCGCTGAGCGTGATCTGATCGCGGATACACGCCGCGGCTGCGCCGCTGTGGTCGAGCGCGCCGTGCTCGGCGACCCACTGGATCTGTCGATAGATCGCAGCGATCGCCGCAGCGCGCGCAGCCTCAACACTCACGGCGTGACCTCGTGCCCGCAGTCGGCGCACATGACCGCCTCGGGGCATTCATCGGTGCTGAACATCGCGCCGACTTCGTTGCCGTTGCTGTCGAACAACATATCTGCGATGAAAGCCGCGCGCCCGCGGCGAGTGGCGGGCGGCTCGATGTTCCAAATGGGCGCCGCGGTGATCGTGCCGCGGGCGAGCGCCTTGCGCGTGCACGCGGGGCAGTGCACATCGGCGTCGTAGGTGTATGCAATGACTTTCACGCGCCACCTCCCGTACCTGCGAGCCCTGCCGCGGACAGCGCGGGCCAACGGCGCCGCTCCTCGGCGGCGCGGTGCGGCGACCATGCGAGGTCGAGCCGCGCGAACGCAGCGCGCGCGGCGCTCGGGCTCCACAGTTGCGCTTCGTCGCCGTAGGCGATCAGCGCCTGTGCGCCGTGAAACAAGCGGAGCAGGTAATCGAAATTAGAGGGGCTCGGCGGCGACTCTATGAGGTCGGCGCGGTAGGTTTCAATGCGGGCGTGCAGACTGGCGGCGATGTTGTCGGTTGATTCGGACATGGGGTTCCTTAAGCGTAAATAGGACGGCAGTAATCGCAAACGGTGAATGTGGCGGTGTCGGAATTGCCGACAGTGTTCGACATTGCCTGCGGCACGACGCCGTTGCAAGCCTCACACTTGACGGGGTATGTGCTGCCGCCGTGCTCGGCGCAGTCCATTTCCGCAATCAACGCAGCGCGCTCCGCTTCGACGATCATGCCCGATTGATAGATAACATCGATACCGAAACCGATCGCCGCGCGTTCGCGCAGCACATACGGAGACATCGGTTTACGCGGGCGCTTCCAACATTGCACGCTGAACGCTTCGATGCGGTTCGTGATCATTTCGACCGCTGCGGCTGTCGCAAGCGATCGAGGACTGGGGGATTTTTTGCACATGGTCTACTCCTTGGGGATGTCGCGAGCCGATCACGCGATCGGTACACGCACACCGTACCCCGTGCATCGGTAGGATGCAAGGGGCTCGGCAAACAAAAATAGAAAAACTCCCCCGCGCCACTTGCGCGGCGCAGGGGAGCGGAGTAGATCTATCGGATATCGAGTCGGGTTCCGCGCTCTCCGAGCGTGGCGCCCGCGATCACATCACCACGCTCTAGCGCCATGCGCAGCGCGGCGGTGTCCACACGCTCCGAGTATACGGGCACCCGATACTCGGCGCTCAGGCTGTCCGCATCGTGCACGATCACGGGCGTGACGCCTCCGTTTTTCACCACGCGCACGCGGAAGCGCGCGGTGTCGGCTGCGAGTTTCCCCGTACTGGTCATCGCCGTAAGTACGGCTTTTTGCAGGCGCGCGACAAGCACTTTGTCCGACTCGGCAAGCGCCGCCATGCGTCGGGACTCCGACAGTCTCGCATCACCACGAGATTTGCAAGTCTGAATAAGTGCTGCATATGCATCAATCTTGTCGTCGAACGCCATTGAGAGCGCGGCAATGTGCTCCGCCATTGCGGCTTCGGTTTCCTCGTCGAGGTTGCCCTCGGCGTCGGTACGCGCATTGAGCAGCGAAAGCAGTTCGTGATTAATCTCGTAGAGGCTCATGCTGTCTCCTTGATTCGGGTAATGGAATGGGCAACAAAGAACTTGCCCTGCTTGTCGAAATCCCACGCGAGGTCAACGGGTACGCCGATCTCGATCACGCCTGCCATCTCGTTCGGAACTGCTACCCAGTTGCTCATGCCCTGATGATCCTCGAACAGCACGGCAGTGTTGGCGCCGCGCGGCACAACCTTGCGCGGCGTCACGGTTGCGTCGCACGAAGGAGGCCACGGCAGCGCGGGCGCGGGCGCAGGCTCGACAACAGCGATAGCGGTGACAGGCGTCGGGCTGAACAGCGCAGCGGTCGAGGTCGCGCGCTCGGCAGGCGCAGGCGCGTCAGCCTGCGACATTTCCTCGCTCGTGTACAGCCCGCTCAACTCGGCGGGGAATGCCTTCCGCAGTGCGAGGGACTCGGCGCACTTGGCAATCATCACGACTGGCATCTTCCCCCACATCCCCGTCAACTGCCCTTCCCTTCCCCGCTGCGCGTACTCGGAGAACAGGGCGACCGCGTACAGAGGCGCGGTGAATCCTCGTCGCATGACGCCAACCTTCGCCGCGGTCGGCGGCTCGTCCGACAACCAAACATCGCGCCACGCGCCGTCTGCGCCGCACCAGTACGGGCCGTCCTGCCCTGCGTACTCGTTGCTGCGCTGCGCGGTCAAGCGCGCGCCGTCAATCGAGATTTGGCACTGCATGATTTCGCGCTTCTCGCGCCCGTCCCAACGGCGGATAGCGTAGATCTGCCGTGCAAAGGGGTCGAGCCCCGTACGATCACAGATCGCAATGAACAGGGAAAGTTCGTCGGCGCCACAGCCCTTAGCAATGGTGCGGGCGATCAGGTCAACCTGATCAGGGGAGAACCGCGAAGCGGAACGCGATGCGAGAGAGATGTCCATAGGGTCTACTCCTGTAGGGCGCACCGTAATTGGTGCGCAGACACAGCATACTGTCGATCGCGTAGGGTGTCAAGTGCCTTCGATGAAATCTACTGAGATCAGGGCGCCGCCCTCGGCGTACCACACTCGGTCGATGTCGAGTTGCTGCACCTGACGATCGTCGAGATACGCGACCCCAGTCAACGCGTCGAGCACAGCGCGCGCCGCCTTGTCAATGTCGATGCGGCGCGGGAATCGAGGAAGCCCTGTCCGCAGGGTGCCGTCTGCCTTGTAGTGCGCTACGGGTCGCGCGAGCCTGATGCTGATCGTCACGGCGCAATCACCATCACGAGCCATGCAGCCCGCTGCGCGGGCAGCAGCGGCTACGGCTGCGCGCCACGGCTTGACCCGCGTTGATTGCTCGATCAGAAGTGTGCGCCCTCCGCGCGCGCGCACCATGCGCTTGCTGCCCTGAGCAGCAGGGATGCCGATGACAGTGAAGGTCATTGGTTCACCACGTCAATCGGTGCAAGTACATGGGATGATCTCGTTGTCTTCATCACTGGTTGCTCCAAATAGTTCGGGCTGAATATTGATCTGATGAAGGATACTTGCGTAGGTCGGTTGATCTTTCCTAAACCGCGCACCAACCTTGGCTTCTTGATCCGCCCACCATGTAGCACGCTCGGGTTCGTGTCGCAACACTCGTTCAATGACGCCTTTGCCTTTCAAGAAACACAGGTCGCAATTGCCAAACGCCCTGTCATCGTTTGGAAGTCGCAGATCAAATGGTTGCGCGTTCCAGAATGCGCGGACATCGGTCAATGTGTGGCCTGCTCGGGCAATCGGGCAGTCGTAATCAAATCCTTGGCGAACATCTCCCTGAACACGATGCACTCGGCGCGGCTCGTCAGCGCGCAGACCTACGAGCATTGTCGCGTCCGTCACTCCTTGTTCTTTGACGTACTTCGCAATCGGAACAACCTTTAGTTCTGAAGTACAGAATCGCATAACTGGATTCGGCAAAAACATTTTCTTGTCGATAAGTCCTGCAAACGGTTCTCCGTTTCTTGCAGCGGTTTGAAAGTTGGTGACATCAAACCCGCGCTCAGTGTCAAACCTGCGCTCAATCCAAGCAATCTTGACTTGCCACGTGTCCGCAATTTCTTGCACAAACTGAAGAGTTGCCTCGTGCTCTTTCCCAGTGTTTGCAAAGCAGACATGCGAACCATCAGGGATTCCGCCGTTTGCTTGCAGGATCTGATGCAACATAAACCCACTGGTGCGACCTCCCGAGAAAGAAACTACAAACGGATGATCCATCTTGTACGCGCTCATTCGGTCACCCCGTCGAACCACTCGGTCGGATCGTCATAGGTTCTCGGCGACGGCAAGCCGACCGCATCACGAAGCGCCTTGTCCGCATCGCGCAGGGTGTTCAGCGCGGTGCGCGTTGGGACATCGATTGTCATCCACTCGGCGTCCGCTGCTGACCACACTGTGACGGCAGTGCGCAGGCGCTCGACCTCGGCACGCAGCGCAATGATTTGCGCGATCGCCTCGTCTACATCAAGCAGCGACGGGTGCGGCAGATCGCGCAGGCGGGCAAGGTAGTCACGCGTGTGAAGTTCATGCATTGGGATTCTGTCCATCACGAACGGCGTGAGAGCGCCGATATAGGCACATGCCACATTGAAATCAAAATATTCCTCGGCATCCTCTTCCGTCATTTCCTTTGCCAAGATAGCGATTGCTTGCTCTCGATCGTACACAGCAGTCGGAGGCTGACCGCTTCGTTCGGCGATGCCGATGATCGCGTTGTCAAGACCATCCCACAACATTGCATCAGGGTTCTTCTGCGTGATCCATTCGCGCTTGGTGTTCATGTTGTCTCCTTTAGAACCATGCCATAGTTGTTCACGCCATCGGGAATTGAAACGCCACTCTTGCGAATTAGTTGGGTTCTTTGAAATGATGAGTAGTCCACATGGTGGTGCCATCGCCCATAGCGGGTCACCATGCGTGAGTATTGTGGATAGACATCAATCAGCATCTGCGACTTGGGTCGTGTCCCCTCGTGGTCATAGAAGTCTGCGCTGTTTCCACCCTTGACAGTCTGTGTAGCAGCCTTGTTCTGAAGAAATGCTTGAAAGAGTATGGTGGCATAACCATTAGTCAGTATGTCAAGCGAGAGAATGGTGTCCTCGTTGTATCTGCCACGCCATCTGAATGGGATGTCGTTGCGAATAAGGATGCACGAGTACACCCTCGTGTTTGTTCTGTACGGTGCTTTCTCACGGCGACCACCGCCTGCAAAGAATCGATACTCAAACCCAGCCTGCACAACATTCTCGTATCGCTCTACAAAATCCTCGGCGGCTGCAAACATTGCGCCGCTGTCAACTTTTATGCGTTGGTTGCGATTAAGTCGAACGAACCCATTGATGTTGTCGTCTAGCACCCAGTGCCATGTTGCGCCGTGGCGCAAAAGCGCGTGATCCCAACAGAAGTTTCTTGCTGATCCAGGCCCTTTACTCTTCGTCGCCCCAAGATTGTCAAGCGTTTGATAGTCGTCAAGGTACTGCTGATCAAGCACAAGGATTTTATCTTTGCAAATCACCGCAGCGTACTTGTCGTACTCAGCCTGCTCAACCACGATGTAGTACGGCACACCCATTTCATCTAGCGCACGAGCGGTGAGCCTGCTCTCCCACCTACCTTTGCTAACAATGTAGATAGGGTGTCTAGGATTCACGCGTGTACACCATTTTCACTGGCGTTGACGGTGGCGGGTAAAACAAACTCTTGGTCGTAGGCAAGATGCGCGAGCCAACAAGCGCAGCAAACGCATGCATGTCAGCGTATGACACAAAGTGAACAGTTACAGACATGATTGCTTCGGTGCATGGTTGTTCAAACTCGGGCATGCCAACCCATTCTTTGCGCCAAAGTTTCTCCGATGGAAACAGGCTGTCCTGCTCAGTCATCGTTGTCCTCTTTCATGTTTACGAGGGGTGCGAGCGCGCTGTACAGCGCGAACACGCACGATGCGAGCGTGATTAGGGAAAGAATTGCGAAAACAATATCACTTAGCATTGCGTGCTTCCTTTCGATCGCGCAAGTACAGCAAAGCGGTGAGGCTCATGCGGATGACCGTTGTGCGGCTCACATGAAATCCCATTGATTTACTGTATTCCTCTGCAAGCGCAGTGATCTGTTTGTGCATGTCGGCGCCAACTGCAACGGCGCAGTTGACGCGAACTGGCTTCTTCTTCATCGGGCTTTCCTTGCGCGCTTCATGCTTGATGGTTGAAGGTTGCCGTACGAGGCGAGCCCGTACGCGTGCGTGCCGTCTGTCAGTTTGTGGCTTTCGAGCACTACCCCGAACTTGACACGAGCCACGGCGATGACTGCCGAGACATTGCGGATCGAGCAGTTCCATCGAATGGCAAGGTCGCGACGGTTCAACCGCTTGCCTGCGTGCGTGAGCAGCACAAGATCTGTGATGTGAGGGTTCATGGGAACAGACTTTCGGGGAACGGGATTGACCAGACGCAGGCGGCTCGGCCTGATCGGGTCTTCCGTTTGCCAATTGAAATGATCACCCCGTCCCGCATCAGTTTGTTGATCGATGCGGAACAGGTCTGATGCGTGAGCCCGAGAGTAATCTCGACCTCGTCGCAAGTCTGCGGGCGCTCCTGAATGGAGCGGAATACCCGCACCCCGATCCCTGCCAACGCAGGCTGAATCAGTTTCCACGCTTCGTCCTGCGTAGACCAACGCGTTTTTTGCATCGGTGTTCGGTGTGGTGTTTCGTCTTGTTTCATGGTATGGTGTCCGTATCTTTTCCCCAAAGCAGAAGCGCCGCGCCTCGTGTGCGGCGCTTCTGTTTTTCCACCGTCACTTCAGAAGTTCGGAAAGCGCAGTTGATCCCGAGTACGCGCCGCTGCGAATTGCTTTCTGCATGTCGGCGCTGTCGATTTCGCTCATCAGTGCATACGCGCGCACGCGCGCATATGAACGGATGGTGTTCAGCACTTGCGACTGGTCGGCGCTGATCGCGCCAATTTCAAGCGCAAACAATGTGCAACTGCGAAGCGCGCGCGCTTGACGATCAATCGTTTCGCCGCCTTCAATGGCTGCGGTCATCGCGTCCGTGTCAGCCAGTGTGTCGCATCGCGACATCAGATTTGCAAGAGCAACGTTTGACGTTGCCCTCACCACTTCGCGCATCGGGTTTGCAACCTCGTTGTAGTCCGAGGTCATTTCAGAAATCTTGCGGTTGTTCTTTGCCATGACGTTCTACTCCTAGTTGTGATCAAGCGGCATGCTTGACCTACGTAGTCTACCCTACACGGGGGCAGAGTGCAAGAGGAGAGAAGATCAATCGCAATTTTTTTTCGGGGTTCGCTATGCGCATCGCCACGCAAGACGTCGCATCAGTTCATCGGTGGGCAGCAGGAACACCATGACCCCGTGCGAACGAGGTCACGGGAAAGTCAGCCCATACGGAGCCGCACGAGGTTTCCCTGCCGATGCTTTCACCATTTCGTTGGGTGGTGCCAACCGCCTCGTGCATCGAGCGAGCGCGCGGAAATCCGCGGCGTGCGCTAGGGTCAAGACGCACGACTGAACCACTTCCACTCTACAAAGGCGAGGGAAAATCCTACATTCATGCGGCGCGCCGCGATTGTTTCAGTCGTCGAGCGGTAGAATGTGACCGCTCTTATGGATGTCCGACCCGAACTCTACACAGCAAATGCGTAAAGTTCAAGGAGCGCCGACGCAAAGCACCCGCTTGCGTCGGTTTTTTTTTGATCAGACAGACCAAGTGAACTTGATGCATTTGCGCAGCCGATCGGCGTCTTCGCCGTCGATGCGCTCGACATCACGCTGATCAAGGAACTTGATCAACGCGTAGTCGGCAAAGAATGAGATTCGCTCGACGCGATGAAGCGGAACAAACACCTGTTCGGAAAGTGGAATCATCATTGGTTCTCGACAAACGATGGACTTACTAAGTACCAACCTTCGCTGACTCTCACCTTGCCTGAAGACAGAACCCACTGTCCATCGACCATTGTGTAGATGGTGATGTCACTGCTTGGGCCCACCCTGATCGGGCTTCCCTCCGACACGAGCACCGTTCGCGCGCAGCCACTCGCGGATGCGATCGCCAGCGCGGTGAAGACGATCGGGATCAGGAAGCGAATCAACCGCCACTCGCCCACGCTCAACCCGACCAGCGATGAAATCGATGAGCGCGAGCGCGATAGCAGCCACGATGCGGTCGAGCATGTCAACGCTTCACCAATGAACGGCTCACGGTGTAGCCGAGGGTAGTCAGCACGGTAGCCGCCAAGCCAAGGATGCGATCAACGCCTGAGTCGGTTGGGAACACGCCGCTTGCAAACGCGGCGCCGACCACCATCGCAGCGACCGACAACCAAAACTCGCTTGTCTTGTATCCCGCTTTAGGTGCAGTTTCCATTTATGAAATATCCTTTTGCTTTTCGAGACGACTGATTCGGTTTTCGAACGCCGAAACTTGTACGCGAAGTTCAGCAATCAATACTTCAAGACGGCTGATCTTACCGAGCACAAGCACGGTAGTGCTGATGATGGTTGCAATTACAGTCAAAACAGCGGCGAGAGATTCAATAGACATTCAAGGGATTCCTTGGGGTTTATGCCCCGTAAGAATACCTGTGCACTCACTTTGTCATGCCGCCCTCGTGACCGATTCGCACATTTACAGACAGGACGTATTGCGCTGTCTTTACACCTACTCGGATGAGGGAGCCTTCAGGTTCGAAGCCGTATTCCTCTGCCGTCACGATCCATTGCTTAAGATCAAGCCATGTGACGCCCTTGTCAAATGACCGCTGCACCGTCGCGGTCGTGCCGCCAAGGGTTCCGACCACGCCGCTCGGGCGTGAGATGGACACGTTGTACCACCCAATGATTTGAATGGGCGTGGTGAACGTGTTGGCAGCGGTAATGGTTGCGGATTGAGAGACTGCCATTGAAATCCTAAGGAGCGAACTCCACGGTAAATGTGATGATCGCTGTGTTGTTAGACAGATTTGCCAAAACCATGTTTGTCGGCCCATCAAACGTGCCGTCGTTAATAAACTCAAACGATACGTACCACGACGGCTCAACAAAGAATTGGGTAAGCGTTGCTCCTGCATCATTGGGAGCAACTACGGTTGCGTAGGTTCCTGGGGTAGTTCCAACGCCGTACCTGATGTTCACGGTTCTGCCGCTTAAAGCAGGATAGAAGTTGCGAAAGGTAAGAACAACACCCCAATCAAATCCTATTGCTTGGTGCCATCCCGTATTCGGCGGGCTTAACATTCCAAACAAATACGCCCTCACAAACACAGGTGAAAAAGTTGCCACAGTTCTGTACGGGACAAGACAGAAGTTCAGGCACGATCTGACCGCCGTTGTCGGCGTTGTATTGATCGGGCTACCCGAGTTGTGCCCGAATCGAATCAAGTACCACTCCGAGTTGCAATAGCCAACCACCACGCTGCGGTGATTGATGCACTAGTTTTCGTGAGCGCAGTCGCGGCAGTTGATTGCAGACCAACCGAAAGCAAAGCGCCGCCCGTGCTAAACCCAATAAGCACGCCTGTCCATGATCCTGCACTAGCGGTAGCCGTGACAGTTGTGGTTCCGATTCCCGCAAACGTCCAACTGATTGTGCCGTCCGAACCAGTGATTGCGCCATTGGCGGTTACCCACGCCATCGACACGCGCGATTTTACAATGATGTCGTCTAACCGCATTGCGCCCGTCTGAGTCGTAGGTGCGCCAAGACCAGTTAGCGCAAACCCTCCACAGGCAAGCGCCGCGGTCAGCGCACCCGACACGCCGAGGTTTGCCACGGTCAACGCGCCCGTGACGTTCAACGCGCCTGTAGCGCCCGTCAGCCGCATGCGCTCGGTCAGGTTGTCGTAGAACACCACGTCGCGAGCAACGTTCGAGCCCGCGTTGTTGGCGGTTATTTCGACGTTCCCTGCATACGAGATTCCTGGGGTGTTCGTACCCGTCGCCGCCATAGGCGTACCGCCACCATCAAACGCAAGGTACTTGTTGGCGCGCACAGCGATCGGCGGCAACGCAAGGCTTGTCACGCCCTGCTCGCTCTGAGCAACCGACAGCGACCTTGCAGCGATATCGCCGACCTGTTGGATTTGAATCGTCGAACGGTCAAACGAATCGTTGATGACGTCAGGGTAGAACCCGCCCTGATTTGACAGGTCAGTCGGTTGAAGGTTCGGCACCAACGAAGAGATTGTGATGCGAACGCCCGTAAGAGGCGCAATGGTGAATGTGACGTTGCCGCCCGCGCTGTAGTTCTGATCACCACTAATCGTCACGGTGTAGTCAACGCCGAGCACGGGCGTCGTCTGTACGCCAGTGCTCGTGACCATCGTGACGACCGCCACGTCAGTCGATTGAAACACTTTGAAGTTGAAGGGGAATACAACGGTCGCGCCGTTGCCACCTGCCTGCACAAACCTGTTTACGTTGCTAATGGTCATGTTGATTCCTTTGGTTTATTTCCTGCTCTCAGGGCTTGCTGATCCCGTAATCAAACCGCGGATGTAGTCAGCGGTGCCAGTCGGTTGGATCTTGTTGTTGTTGACGTCTACCGCGTACCCAACCGTCTTACCAATTGGGTTCAGTGGGATGCCTGTGAACAGGCTAACAAGCGTAAGCGCGTCCTTGATGTTCTTGCCAGTGATTTCCTTGCCGCTCACTGCCCTGTATGCGGTATCGGCTGCACCAACAACACCACCCTCCAACGCATTGATACTGGGGCTGACGTTGATGTGCTCTTTGTTGCGGATGACCGATCCACCAATTGACTTTGCAATCGTAGCCTCGGCAACTCCTTGCACCTGAGATCCGAACGGGAGCATGCCTATGCCTCCCGAGAAGTATGAACCAAAGAGAACACCGAGCGCATGCGCATACCATGATTCATCGTCATCGTTCCAACCGCCACTGATCAAATCAGTCCATGCTCCAAAGATAATCATGGGTACGGCGTACGCCAAGATATGCGCTTTTACCAACTTGCCCGCACCCTTCCTGATTCCCAATTCACGAACAATCTTCCCGTACTCGTCAGCGTTCAGATTTGCCAACGTGTTGAGGTATGTCGTAAATTGCGTGATCGTTCGGTAGAACGGTGTGCCTTGCTCGTACGCGGCAACGTCCTCAGGATTCATAGCGCCCTGAGTCAATCGAACGGCTGCGTCGGCACGAGACACCGCTTCGCGTTGCGCTTCCTTGTCTCCTGCTGAAGCAGCAATTTCCGCAAGTGCTTGGTTGTATGCGCCAAGCCACGTCACAATGTCCAACTGGTTGTGAAGCACGGTGTTCAGGAACATGCCGTGCTTACGCGCCAACGCTTGAGCCTTGCCCAAGCCACTCTGATCTCCTATCAGGTCATCGAGCCGAGCGCGCGTGTCGTTGATGTGATTGCTCAACCGCTCATCCATCATTGGCGACGCCTCGGCAATCATGGTTGCTACTTCATGTGGGCTATCAAGGTACTGCTTCATTGCAGCAGCCAACTGCCCCCTCTTCACCTTTGTAAGCGCAACGGAGATTCCACCAACGTCGCCGAGTTGCCTGAGGTTCAAAGACATGAACATCAAACTTGTTCGACCGCGAACAGCAATCCAAAAATCATCGACTGCTTTGAACCGTCCCTGTTCTACAGCCGTGTGCCGCGCAGCACGACCGAGGAACGGAATCAACATTGTCTCAATAGCGGTCGGGTCAATCTTCGAGAGCGCCGAAGCAAACTCTTCGTTGCCAATGACTTTCAACACATCCTTGATTGCGGGCTGCACGTGTGCAAACCGAATCACATCATCGATGTGCTTGCCGATCATGCGCAGGTCAAGCGCGAGCGGCCTGTTGTACTCAACGCGAGGCTGCGTAAACCCAAGACCCGTGCTCGGCATCACCTGATTAAAATTGCCTTCAAGCGCATCCATCTTGGCGTGGCGCTGCGCGTCCTTGACCATGAACGGATCAGCCTTGGCGGGAACGTAGCCGCCCCGATACGTGCCAAACGGCGTGTTGAGCGGCGTTGCTTCAACCTCTTTGAAGTAGAAACCGTAGAGGTCGCGATGCGACTTCTGCGACATCGGCTTCAGTTCCTCATTGAGATCCCAAACGCTTTGGACAAAGTCAAAGTCCGCTTTGACCAACTTGCCCTCGGTCACCATTCGGTTGATGAACTTCATCATCCGAGAAGTGTCTAGGTTTCCTTCGGCGTCAAGTTCGCCCCACTTTCGACCAATCAACAACTTGCGCATGTTGCTGTCGTTGCCCATGTGAAGCAGCGCGCCAAGCAGTTCGGACTTTCCAATTCCACCATTGCCGACGCCGAACGTGTAATCAAGTTCAGGAGCGGCAATCCTGCCCTTTGGCAATTCGATCGTTGCACACAACTCAGCGTACCGCTTCAAGTACTTCGTGCGGTCGGCTCGGTACGCATCCATTGCGTCTACGATGGGGCGGAAGATGTATTTGGTGAATGGGCCTCCAGTGTTGTCGAGCCCGTCCATCGCGTCGCACCAATGCTCGACGCGGCGCATCATGTTCTTCACGCCGTTGAGCGTGCGCATCATGCGTTGACGCTGTGTTGGCGCAGACTTATCACCCGCCATCTCGGTAGGCACGCCCAACTCGGTTGTTCTATCAACGAGTTCTCCAACGACCTGCGCAAGCGCAACCTTCTTGTCGCCAACCATGATCTGCTTGTCTCGGCGCGCGTCGTTCCACAAAGCGGTGACGCCGTCACTCAACGCGCGGAACTCCGCAACCGTCAGTTCTCGGTAGTCCTGCGCTCCTCGTGATGCGCGCGCAATGATCGGCTCAAGACCCGCAAACAGTTCAGGATTGAACGCTTCAATCTGCTTGACGTAGTCAATCGGCGCTTTGTCCGAACGCCCGAAACCAAACGCCGAAAGGATCGAGCGCGCAGCCATCACCATTTCAATGTCGCGGCTCTTGCCGATCTTGGAATCAGCCTTGAAGAACTTTGAGAAACTTTTAACTGTGTCTCGCACTTCCTCTTGCACTTCACCTGCAACAGCAGCCAACTGATTGTTGAACAACTGGTGCTGCTTGGCGCGGCGCGCCGACTCCATTGGGTCAACATCGCCGTACTGCTTCTTGTGAAGGTTGATGCGCTCTTGCGCATTTGCGGCGGCAGTCGTTGCTGCGTCCTCACCCAACTTCACCGCAGCGGCTTCGTCTACGCCATTGGCAATAGCCTTGTTGTATGCCCTAGTACCCGCAGACTTTCCAATGGCTTCAGGGTTTACCTTTGAGTCGGCGGTGCTGCGCGCTGCACGCGCGGCCTTTGCTTCGGCTACAGCAAACTCATGTGCCTTGACATCCTTGATCTTGCGGTTGTTGATGTGATCAACCGCAGCCTCATGGGCAGCGGCGACCATCTCCTTCACGGGCGTCGTTGCCTTCGTGATGAAGTTCAGTTCGGTTGCCACCGCACGAGCCCGAGCATCGTTGTGCAGCGCAGCATTTGCTGCCTGCTCCATACGCTCGGGATCGTTCAGGTCGCCAAACTCCTTCATCATGCGCTCGTCAGTGCGCGCATCAATCTCATCTCCAACCTTCTTTGCTGCCGCGAGAGCCCGAAGCAGTTCGTCGCCGCTCTTAAACCCAAACAGTTCAGCAACAAGGTCAGCAGGCATTCCGTCCTTTGCAATCATGCCGTACTTGCCGTATCCAAGTTTGGCGGCTTCATCTCCTAGGACAGCCTTCGCGTCGGCAAGGTTAAGTTTGCCAACGTTCTCTGCCAAAACGCGCTCGCCGTTTTCCGACGTGGTCATTCCGTACTTCAGAAAATCAATTGCCCTGAAGATCGGTTCAGCACGTACTTGTTCCTCAACTTCGTCACGGACTGCTCTTCGAGTAGCAGCGTTCTTCTTTGCCAGTTCCTTGAGGAACTTGCTCTTCATGTTGCCGACCCACTGGAAGTCGCGCATGCTGCGCGCGGTCAGTTCATTGACAGCGTCGCGATGACTTGCGCCGAGCACGGTTTGATACTCAGCCCAAGCCGCGTCAGATACTCCTGCTTCCTCCTGCGTTTGGAACATCGCCTTCATGTCGCGGGCTTCAGCCGTACTTCGGATTTGCTCCTCAGTTGCAAGCATGCGATCCATAACGCGGCGGACTTCATCGGTAAGCGGAGGAAGTTCTTCACCGAACTGCTCCTTGTACAGAGTGTTCTGATGCTTTACGACGTCGGTGTAGACTTGGATGATCCACGATTTAAAGCGATCAAACAACGGCTGCAACGCAATGGTTGGCGCCTTGCCTTCCGCCATGTAGATTTCAAAGTTGTAGGAGAACTTCTCGTAGTGCTTCCTGCGCGCCTCAAACGAAAGAGTATTCCATTCAGCGTTGTCCTTGACGCCAAAGAATGTGAGCAGCGTTTGGAAGTCATCGGCGACCCATTTCGGCGCGCTGCCGTCCAAGATCATCCTGTGGTATGTCTCGAACAGGTAGTGGCTCGACTCGTGCACCCACGATGTCATGTCCGAATGATGTCCAAGTTTAACCTCGAACGTCTTTGGGTTAAACGAAGCGCGGGCGGGCTTCTTTGATGCGGCTTGGAACAACGGCATGCCACCCGCCTCGTTGATCTTTGCAGCCATAGCGTCGGTAATTTCCAACGCAGGTTGAACAGTGCCGTCGCTCATGGTCAAAGATTCAATTTTGCCTCCGCCCAACCTCTTCGACATTTTGTTGGCGAGGTCTATGACCATGCTGTCGTAAAACTTGCGCATACCTGCGCCGCCAACAGGCATGTCCACCGCGTTAACATTTACAACCGTGTTGACATCAGCGGCGTCCGCAACCCGAACCAATTCCTTTCCGCCCTCTTTGCCAAAGGTTTCTGCAACTTCCTTGCTTGACACATTGCTGTCAGATCTGACGTCCCGACCATTTTTTGTTGCCATGTATGTGTACGTGCCGTCTTCGTTTCTATTGATTTGCACGTTATCAATGACTTTCAGCAACTCGTCCTTGTATCGCTGTACGCTTTGCTCCCCTGTAATAAACGTCACATACTTGTAATTGCCCTTAACGGCTTCCATAAGCGTATGCTTGAGCGCCAATTTTACGTAACCATCGGTTGATGTGATAAATGGCGCGCGCGGCACCAACTCTTTTGTCTTCTTTCGAATCTTTTGAAGATCACGTAGTTCTTTATTGGCTGCTACATATTCCCGCAGAACACTTACTTGATCTTCAGTAAGACCCCGCAAGTCAAGTCCGCCATTTTCAAAATCCCAATTTGATTCGCTTGATAGCCATCGAAGCGGGCCCGTTCTATCCCCATCATCAAAGCCAAGGTTGTCAAATTGTCTAAGTACGTCCATCCCAAGTTGCGTACTTCTATTAAAACGTTGGTACAGAATATCTTCTTGACGTTGATATTCGTCTGACGACGACACGCCTTCCTTTGGTTGAAAGCCTTTATCTTGACCCTTTGCTGATTGATCGGATTGAATTTCTTCAACGTGAAGCGCAGGCTTACCCTGCTCACTTACTCGATCATTCAAACGTGTAGATACAAGAACATTGTTTTGTTCGCCTATTTCACCAAAGTGCGGGATCTTCCAACGAAGTGCATCTGCTTCTTCAGGAATTGGAAATTCACTTGCTTCCTCATCCCGAGCGTTTTCCAATTTATTTCGCTCAGATCTTAAGTCGTTCCGCCTAATTTGTAGAGCGTCCAGTTCTTGCTGGGTCATACCGCTTGAAATACGTAAATCAAATAATTTCGCTTCTACTTCCTCGATTGCAGTTTCGTACTTCTCAAATATTGCTTTGCGAGCCGCAAACGTTTCGGCGCTTGCAGGTTTAACTGGCGGACGAAAGTTAGGAAGTGTCAGCAGGACTTCGCGGTAGTTTTCGCCGTTAGGCAAAATCAGCGGTTCGTATTCATACTGTGACTCAAAATCTCTTCCGCTTCCGCCAAGTTCAACTTCCTTAATAGCAAAGGATTTTCGATACTTTTGCCTTTTAATGTCAATTGCTTCTTCTTTAGAAGTTTTTGCGTAGGCTTCCGCAGATTCGCGAGAAGAAAATATCAAGCCTGATGGCTCACCAAAAACTGTTTCCCTTTCCGATACATACCAATCTCCTTCAAATTCCTCTACGTAACGATCAAATGCAGACTCGTAACCCGACATAGAGGATTGAAAGTTTATTTCAATCCTTTCCTCTGCTTTCTCCATGTTTGCAAATGTTCCAAACAAAACACCAAAATCGACACTACGCACTTCGTACGTTTTCCGTCCCGAACGTACTTTTTCAGACGACAACACTCGAACATCTACGCCCTTGTTTTGAAGGAACGCAGCAAGTTCTTCCTTTGTGATCTTGCCTTCGCGCTGCATGTCGAGGAAGTCGTAGAAGCCCGTCCAATAGATTTCCTCTTCCTTGACCTCGCCCTTGTTTACCAAGGTGGCAATGCGATCCTTCCATTGGGCGCCCGTCAACTCCTTGGCGTCAACAGCGTCAACGCTGCGCTTAAGCGCGGAGAAGAACTCAGGCGATACAGGAGCAGATTGCTCTAGGACTCCTGACTCTCCTTTGGAAACATCCGCTGCAACATCGCCGATGTTTCGGGGTCGTTCTTCTCCAGTGAGGGCTGATTCATCGAGTGTGACGCCGCTGTGAGCCAAGTCGTTTTCGTAACTGGAATGCCCACGCTCCGCAGGAAGGAAGCGATCGGATCCGATGCCAACCCACGAGGGCTCCGTAAATCCGTTTGCGAGTTTGACGATGGATTCAAAAGTTTGTTCATAAGTTGCCTCCCCATTGCGATACCGATCCCAAAGATCTCGGACAGACTCAAGGTTCTTTTCATCTTGCTTAAACGTGTCTTTAAACAAGCCTTTAACTGCTTCCCATGTAATGGACTGCATTTCACGAGGAATAAGCCCGCGCTCGCGCGCGGCGCGAACAACTGCTTCGGCGTGCATCCAGTAGGTGCCCTTCAATCCTTGAGGGCCGACAACGCCAACGCCCTTGCCTGTTCCAAAGTTATGACTAACCTCGATTGCACTTGAGCCAAGAGGTTCCATAAGGTCTGCCGCGACCTGATGCGTGTCAGAAGTAAGGAACGGCAACAACGAGTTGGGCGCGTAAATGTTGTTGTAGAAACTCCTGACCTTGTGCTCGTTTCCAAGTTGGTCGTGGATGTTTTCAACAGACCCATCGCGAATGATCGAAACAGCCTTTGCGATTCCATCAAAGGACTTCCAACCAATAGGATAGTTGTTGCCTTTATCGGTCTTGACAAAATCAAGGAAGTCGCCTTCAGGAGTTACATCGCGGAAAGCACGAGGGTTGTGCGCTTCGTCGTATGCGCGAATCCACCACGCACGTGCGTAATCAGATTCCACGTTAGCCAACGACATTCCGCGAATAAAGTCTTGCACCAAAAGGTTGGGATTCCCTTCATCAACCTTGGCTTGGCGCTTGATTGCTTCGCGTTCCGCTTGACGCTTCTCAGTTTCAGCAAACCGAAGTTCTTGGCGGGCTTTGATTGCCTTGTTGTTGTCTTTATCGCGAGCCTTATCAACGGCTTCTCGTGCCTTGCTCTTCTTCTCAGCGATCTCTTGGCGTTGTTCCTTAGCCGCCTTTTCGGTTATATCGCGTCGTTCGCGCGCCGCCTTTACTTCTGCCGCCTGATTTTCAAAGACTTGAAGTTCGGCAAGCCGCAATTGTTCACGCGCATCTACCTCAGCAAGCACGGACTCGTACTTCTTCTGCTTGCCCTCAATCGCTTTGCCTGCAACCAATACGCTCTTATTTGCGTTGTCTCGGCTTTTCTCTAAAGCAAGACGTTCTACTTCCCATTCCGCCGTCTTCGATTCAATGTATCCGTCTGCCCAACTGGTCATTTTCGCATCCCAAACATATTGTTGTCGGTGACGCGAGATGTCGAGAATGCGCTCCCAATAGGAGATGTTCATACGCCAATCTGCTTGCGGGGATAGCACAGCCAGTCCCGCCGCTGATTGCCTGTCAGTCAAGTCGTATCGCTTTGCAAACACGCGCGATATTCGGTTTGCGCCCATATACCAAAGTTTTGAACGCTTACGAGTTGCCTCAGGGATTCGATCGTGGATCTCAAGCAGGTTTCTCACCATCTGCTGAATGATACTTTCCGCTCGTTCTTGAGCCGTGTTGCCTTCAACCTTGATGCTGTTGTATGCGCGCTCGGTAACAACTGTTCCGTCAGACTTAGTAGACGTAAACTCCTTAGTGTCGAACAGAAGAACGTTCTTTTCCAACGCCACCCTTGTTTTTGCGTCGGGCTTCACAGCCTCTTCAAAGGATGGATTGCGAACAATGGTTGGGTCAAGAACGACGTTCTTTGTAGATGGCACCATTGTTGTCAATGGTTGATTCAGCGTGTCTTCCTCGCCCGTCTTTGGCGTGCTTTCAATCCGATCCAGTTCACCGCGTGTGGTGTCGATCAGGCGCTGCGCAGTAGTGGCAAGTTGCTTTGCAATCCCCGCCTGCTTAACAGCGTTGCGCGCTTCGCGAATATTGCTTGCGCCGAGCATGGCCTGCAAGATTCCAATTTCAATTTCAAGACCAACTGCATCGCCCGCTTTCACTTCACGCTCAACAGCATCGATTTGATCGCTCATCATTTCGTGCATGGAAGCAGTCTTTGCCGTAGAGCCCTCGTCTTTAGCAAACCCCTTGTGCGTTTCATTTGCTTCGCGCAGGTTTGCAATCGCTTCAACAACAGCATCGTTGCCTTGGCGCGACATTTGACCAACGGGCTCGTTCGCTTTCTCTTCTTCCGCGCGGCGGTTCTCCACCAACATTTCCGCGACAGTGCGAGGTCGCGACGTAGGATCAACGGTTGTTGGCACAACTGGTTTGACTTGCGCTGCTGTTTCCGTTGGCGCAGCGACTTCGCGCGCGGGCTCGGAAGGCTTCTCAGATTCGCGCTCGGCAATGTGGATTGGGTACTTCCGATGGAACTCCTCGGGAGTCATCCGTGTTGCCTTGCCTTCTGATTCTCGCGCGGCGCCCGCAAACGCAATCGCTCCCAAAAAACGGCTTTCAGTACGCGCCTGCTCCGCGGTTCGGCCTTCACCAATCAGTTGCGCTTCGATCACATTGGCAACTTTTTCCGCGCTTTCCCTGTTTGCGTCGTCCTTGTTAATTGCTTCATTCACCTCATCGGAAAACTTTTCTACGTTCTCGTTGATCTCGGAAATGAAAGTCTTAAGGAACGCACTGCGCGCTGCCGATTCTCTCATCGTTCCAATTTCAGCCGACCAAGTCACATCTCCTAGAAGAAGACTGCCAAGCGGAGTCTTCTCAATGCGCGCCTTGAAATCAGCGGTCTTGACCTTGATGTAGCCGCCGCTTTCCGCCGTCCCGCTTGCGACGTCGTTGAATTGAGCCAATGCCCCAGGAATCACTTCATCAAGTTTTGCCATCGGGATTTTGAGCGTTGCCATCGCTCGTTGAATCCCCTCTTTGCTGATTAGGATGTCTTCAACAGGAGTGCCCGTCAAAGTGCTTTCCATCAATAAACGCGCATCTTCGGGAGAACGCAAGGCTAGTTGAGAAGCCTTTTGAAGAACGCTTAACGCCTCAAATCTCTCTGCTTGCTTTTCAGAAATACGAATCCTAGTTCGCTCACGCGCCAACGACATAATTGGGTTGTGCGCTGATGGCGGCAGCACCTGCATGCCAACAGATCCAGTTGCCATAAACTTCCAGTTTTGCACAACACTGTTAAAGAGTTCTTCCCTTCCTTCAGGTGATTCAATTCGCATGGGCATATTGGATGCCCGTCGCGTGTCCTCATTAGCCATTTCAATCCCAATCACCACTCCGCTAATATGAGCAAGAGTATTTGCTGTCCGCTTCGCGGTCTGCGCAGTAATGCGTTTTACTGCTGCGCTCATTGTTGGCGTCAATGATTCCTTTGCAATTCGTTGAGCCAATTCTTTTGCAGCCATCTCTTGTGCTGTTTTTGTTTCAAGAAACGAAGCAAACAGTTTTGGGTACAGCGTCTTCATCAATCCAAGGCTGATTCCGCCAATAGCCAAACCCCATGATGCCGCTTTCCAACGTGCAACCTCAGGATTTGCCCCCTCATCAATTGCACGGTTATAGATCATGCCCATCATTTGTCGAAAATTGTCTTCAACTATTGCTCCAGTTAACCCTACTTGCGCACCAACTCGTGCGCCCGCAAGCATCCCCACTGGCGCTGTCACTGGAGCCCACGGCACAGGCGCTGTGCCTGCAAGCGCACCTGTGAGCCCTCCGACAATGGCGCCACCGCCCGCAGCAGGAACTGCTCTGAAAACTGAATATCCCGTCATGCCAAGCATGTTCCAAAAGGGAAGCCAACCGCCTTCGCGCTCAGGGTCAAACGTTAGGTCGTGTGCATTTAACTGCTCTTGCCTATTTAAAAACGTTTCAGCGTCAACCATCGGCCACATTGTGGAATGCAGCACTGGTGGCCCAAGCACTTGCGTAGCACCCGATTCTGCGTGCTCATAAGCCGCAAAGCCATGCATAAAAGCAGTTGGAATACCCGTAACTTGATGCCCAAGCCAACTCCACCATCCTTCTTGTTCTTTCAGGTTGGCAAGATCGTCGGTTGCTATGCGCGCAAAGTCAGGGTCGGTGGCTAACTTTTCGGCAAGCACAGGCGCATTCTTTGGAAGATCCAACTTGGCAACTTCACGACCAAAAAGCCGACGCTGCGTTTGTTCCATGTTCTGAAGAACAAAGTCGTAACTCGTACCTGAATCGCGCGCTGCCTGCAAAGTCTTTGCGTCAGCGTCAGGGTTTCCTCCCGACGATCGCATGGCTGCGTGGTAAATAGCATTTCGCCGACTGTCCAACATTTCTTTGATTGTGTCTGTTGCAGACGGAACACCAACTTTTTGTGGTGACGCAATTGCAATGGGCTGTTCAAGCGGCGCAATTGCAATTGGTTGTTCAAGCGGTGTTGGTGGAGCAGGTTCCAATTGGAACCTGCTATCAGGTTCCAACTTGTTCGTGCCGCGATACATCTTTGCCGTGTTTGCCTTCAAATCAACAACAATGCGCGTTGGCAAGATTGCTTCCGTTACCTCGGGCATCCCGTTGCGGTTTACATCAGAACCAATAGTTCGATTCTGTGCATCAAGATTAGTTTGGAAAGCAATGGGAGTCATGGATAGAGTATTCCTCGTCGATTCAGATAATCAACAACTTCTTGATCTCTTGGTTGTCGGCCAAGAACGCCACGAAGTTCATTTCGCGCTTGTGCTTGTTCCATAGGGTCAATAAGAAAAACCTTCTTATCGTTCGCATCTAGTTCATACGCATTAAGCATTTGAGTTGCAGTTGCGGCGGAAAACGGCGTCTTTGTAGGAGAAGAACCCCACCACCAATTGTCGTTCAGACTAATTTGGTTGTTGACTCTTCGCTGAAAAATTGCGTCTTTTTCTTGCCAAGAAAGATCTCTACCCAAACGCGTTTGCAGCCCATCAATTTCTATCTTGATGTTGTCTTTCATCCTGAGAAGATTTTGTTTGTCAGCATCTCTTGCGTTAGTGTCTAGCCAGTAACCGTATCCGCCGTCCGTCAAGATTCTGTTGAAATGATCCGCATCCATCGTTGGAACGCCATTAGTTGGATCTATTTCAAGCGCCTTTCGCAACTGCACGTAGGTTCCGCGCGAAATCTGATTTCGATGGATTTCCAAATACTCGGGAGTAAGTTTTGATGGATCACGTGCAATCTCCCACATGATGTTTTCATCATCTTTGGCACGTTGACCACGCATAAAAAACTCTTGATCGCTTGGTCTAAGTAGCGCAAAGTCTTTTGGATCAATGTCGTTGAAAGACTTTTTGGGGTCTGCCACAACATCTTCTACGCGGTCGCGTAACTCGCGATATGCCTCAAACTGAAACTCTGCGATCTGCGCATACTCTTGACCCATGCGCTGCTTGACAAACCTTCTTATGTCGGAATCAGTAATGTTTTCATCAGCCCATAGATAGGCTTGGCGCTTTGTTCGTGGCTCAGGAAACTCATCGCCCGTGCGACCCAACGAGCCGTTCATAATTTGCTCGGTGTATGTTTCGACTTCTACGCGCATTTGGTCAGCAGCCAAGCCCCTAAGCAACTCGTCTGACACCTTAGAAGAAATGTGATCGAGTTCTTTTTGCTCTTTCACAAACTGGATTGCGGATGAATAGTCCTTGTTTAAAGCCAGTTTCTCCGCAACGCCAATAGACGCTTGCGTCCATACTGACTGCTCAAGAGCCTTCATTTGCGCAGAGCCTTCAGGGACTCCGTTTAACTGACCGACCTTGTGAACTTCATCAAGAGCAACAATCATGTTCTCGTGGAAGAGTCCCTTTGGCCGTCCCGTTTCATCGTCGGCTTCGTATCGGCTTTCCCATGCGCCAACCGCAAGGTCGGCAAAGTTGCTTGCTCGCGTCTTTGCCTCGTTTGAAGCGTAGACGGTGATCTCTTTGGTTCGATGATTGTCCGCAGTCGCGGTGTTGTTCAGGTTATGACGGACGACTGCGTTTTGAATCATCTGTCTTTGCGTGTCGTTGTCCGCAGCGCCAATGGCTGAACTAGCAGCCTCGTTCAATTGACTGATCGTTTGTCCGTACCTATCTGCTGCGTCTTTGCCGTTGGTCGCAAAGTATCCGTTCTTGCCCTGCAAGATCGACATAGACGCCTTGAGGTAGTTCGTCTCAATCTCTTTCGATTTTGCTTCGTCGAACTCATTGAGCAACTTCAGACCAACGCTGGCAGTGGCGCCGCCAACATCCGTAATGGACTTGCCGAGCGCCGCCGTTTGACGAGCGCCAAAGTCTTGGATCGGCTGAACGGGCGTCGCTTGATACGGAGCCGCTGCGCCTGCTTCAGTTGCAATTTGCGGGACAAACGACGATGGTACGGTTGGCATGGTTGAGCCTTATGCGCGCCTTGAAAGGCGTTCTGACATCATGGTCTTGAGATACCAAGATCCGAGATCAGCGGTTCCTCCGAGAAGGCTTGATGCCCCTGCGGAAGTTGCACTGAGTGACCTTGCGCTTGCGCTCATGTTTCGCGACGACATGAACTCCATTGTTGATTGGTTTGCGTAGTTGGTTCTTTGCGTACGAAGCGCCTGTTCCTCACGAACCGCGTTAGCGTCCATCGTGAGTTTGTCGATTTCTTTGATGATGTCCATGCTGCCGATTACCTCGGCGGCAGAACCAACTCCGCCCTCAATTCCCCTGCCTGCAATTGCCGTCTGCGCCGAAGCGCGAGCCTGCCCCGCTGCCATTGTGTATCGCCCAATTGCCTTCTGCGAAGCCTGCCTGCTTGTCTGAGCGGAGAACTCAGCGCCTCGCGCGTTGATTGCCGACATCTGCGCCGAGAACTTTAGGTTTTGCGCTTGTGCTCGCAATTCGCTCTTTTGATTCTCTGCTTGGTAGAACGAACCAACCGCGGAAGTCGCTGCGCCAAAGATGCCAATGAGAAGCCCTCCCATTGCCATCGATTTGAAATCGGCTGCGGAAGTGTTTGGCGCCATTGGCGGTGTCGCCTTTAATGACGACAAGTTAGCCGAACTAAACTGCGTAATAGAAGGGTAATTCATCCCATAGTAATTGCTTGGCATTGTTTACCTCATCCGCCGATGGCGGCTTCTAGCGTCAATCCGACAACGGTGAGTGGGAGCGGATCGCTCTGCCTGATGTAGATTTGCCCGCCGTTTGACCATGACGGTGTCAGCATTACAAGCACTTCGTCGCTCTGCGGGTTTGGCGCTACGCCGTACGTTTCTGTGGTTCGTTGCTTGTATTCAACGAGGTGATCAGCGTCGGGCCCGATGAAGATGCCTGACGACTTGAAGACCTTGATCCAAGCCTTGTTGATGTTCTTCATGCGCCCTTGCCCGAATCCATCGACGTTCATCGTGAGCGGGAGCGTTTGGATGTCACTTTCAAACGGCAGACCAACCGTGATGTACGAAGCCGCTCGCGGAAGCGAGACAGTTCCCGACACCACAACTTGCTGCGGAACTACAGCGCCGTCCGCAAGGATGCTGACCGTCTTGCCTTCAAGGTGATTCAGACCAGTGAAGGTGTCACGAGCAAACGTCCACAAACTCGTTGGGGTGTTGCGAAGAGCAACGGGAATTGTCCCATCAACCTTGACTTGCGCAACTGCCGTCGATGTGGTTCCGATGATCCTGCATCGGTACTGATTGCCCGCCGCATCGGAAATGACGATGGCGTCGTTCAAATCGGTGGCTACAGGAAACAGGAAAGTAGGAAAGATGCTACAGGTCAGGGTAAGCGTGTCGCTCGGCCCCCACGTCGTACCACCGCTCAACGTCATCGTTCCAGTTACAAGCGAACCGTTGTACTTCAGGCTGCTGTCAGTAAAGACCAAATTGTTAATACTGTTTGCTCGGCTTCCAAACCGCTCGACGTATCGAACGTTTGATCCGTTGACATTACGACGGACTACGACGTATACCGCGTCCTCAAACCCCTCTGCGACGGCGCAGCACGATTCAAACGTGCCGTCAGTGTCGTGCTGATGCCAAGCGCCAATTTCCTCTTCAGGAACATACGAGAGCCCAAGCAACTTGCCGTTGTTTGAAACAAACCACAGGATCTGCTGTGGGCTCTTGGCAAAGCACATGTCCACAATGTCAAAGTTGTCGAAGAGATGCGCCGCACGAAGCGATAGGTCGCCTGTGATGAAGCCCTGTGATTGCCACGAGTATCCAAGTTCGCGCACGTGCCCGCCGCGGGATGAACAGTAAACAACGGTGTTGTTCACGATCTGAGGCTGAACCGTATTTGCTCCGACGTACGACTGAGGTCGAACCGAGATAGTTGATGGCGTAATGACGTCGCTGCTCGATGGGCTTACGCGCCACTCCGCAGCGTTTGTCAGCAGCAACAACTGCGTCAGCGGCACAACGTGCCGAATCGTGTTTGATTCGCGAGCCGACACACGAATCGCTACGCGATCAATGTCCGTCGTTGGGATCGAGTACGACATGTCCGACTCAGTTCCCGACCGAGTCAGCCACAGATATTGCGGATCGTTGTCTGTGCCTGCAAACACGCGGCGCTGCTCGTAGTACGAAACAGCCCCAGGATAGTTCCCCGTGGAACTAAACACCGTGTCGTAGATCGGCGGCGTGATTCCCATGTCGGGCGCAATGTTGTTGTCAGTAAACGAAAGTCCATCGGTCTGACCGATGTACCCGTACAAACCGCTCTGCCGCTTGTAGACGTTGTACCGTTGCGCGTTCGTCGTTCCCCAACTGATTGTGTTGTACGCGCCGTTGATGTACAGGTTGTTGATGACGTTAACTGGAACACTTGCTGCGCTTTCCGTACCGCCTGTTGATACCGATGTGACAACGTAATAGTTGTTGATGTCGGAGATACGGCTTCCAAATTGGACTCTGCCGCTGCTTCCTGTGTAGTTAACAACGTTTGCATAAGTAACAATTGCTCCTGCGTCGTACGTCTTTAAAGAAAACGTACCTGCACCAATGGTGTTAATGACATAGAAACCATCAGGGAACGTTGCGCCCGAACTTGCTAAACATCCACTGACGTAAACACTGTCGCCAACAGCAAACTGATGCGTGGTTCCTGTAGTAATAGTAAATAGTAAAGGTGGCCCTGCTCCAATCGTAGCGATTGTTAACTGCTCGCCGCGAGTTGCGGCAATGGATGGTGCAGCAGGCGGGTTAACTGATGCTAAAAACGACACGTCGGTAAACGCCCAACGACTGGATGAATACCGTCGCAATTCAGCAGGCTTGTGAGCGGGGTGCACGAGCGTGATGATGTCTCCGCTCTGCACATAGTGAACGTCAAACAGTTCGCTATCGGTGTATGTAGTTGGAATCTCAAAGACCGTGCTTGTTTGCAGATACCAATTCGTTGGGTCAACGTTTGGGGCTACGGTTACTGGAGAAATACTAGTCTTGCAGTAGTAGGTGTTCCCTGCAAACGTGTACATGTTTCCAACAAGACTGTTTGTAACAGTTAACACTACTGCGCCTGCCGTAGTCGTGTTCAGCAGCGTCAACGCGCTTGTGTGGAACCGAATGTAGTTCACGCCAAGTTCGATGACCATCGTCTGACTCATCGAGTACGTAAACGGGATCAGGCGCGCGCGTACCGATCCCTTTGTTTCTCGTACGAAGACAGTGCCTGTTCGATTCTGCGCTGGGCCTTGCGGCAGCGCAATAAAGTTCCGCAGGTAAGCAGCGCCAGTTGAATAGCGGTTGTCGTCGATGCGCC